GTCGCTCGTAACTAAACAGGAGCCGACTTGTTCTGATTATTGGAAATCTTCTTTGCCCTCCAGTGTGAGGGCGATTTTTTTGACGGAGGATATATGAGTGAAGTAACAGATTTAGTTGTTATTGAAAAAGCAAATGCAATGACTGTATTTCAGTCTGCCGACCAGATTGAAGAAATCCTTCAAAAGGTTGAACGTGAAGTTATGTCCTTTGTGCCTGATATCACAACGGCAAAGGGCAGAAAGGAGATCGCTTCTCTGGCGTATAAAGTTGCGCAGACGAAAACATATCTCGATGGTCTTGGCAAAGACCTTGTTGCTGAACTGAAGGAAATTCCAAAGCTAATTGATGCCAACCGCAAGACAGTGCGTGATCGACTTGATGAGCTGAAAGCCAAGGCGCGCCAGCCTCTTACTGATTATGAGGATGAACAGGCACGGATTAAAGCCGAAGAAGAAGCTAAGGCAGCAGCTGAAGCTCTCGCAAAGCAAATTGAGTCTGACCATGAAATAGCTATTTTGATGGATCGCGAATTTGACCGCCAAAGAGAAGAGGCAAGACTCAAAGCGGAGCAGGAAAAGCGAGAGCATGAAGAACGCTTAAAAAGAGAAGCTGAAGAGAAAGCCAGAGCAGAAGCCGAAGCAAAGGCAAAAGCCGAAATTGAAGCAGCAGCAAGGCGAGAAGCAGAAGCTAAGGCCGCAGCGGAACGTGCAGAGCGTGAACGCATTGAAGCCGAGCAACGAGCACAGCGCGAAGCAAAAGAGGCAGCAGAACGAGCTGAAAGAGAAAAGCAGGCAGCAATTGAAGCAGAACGCAGAAAAGCACAGGAGGAGGCTGAACGAATCCGTCGCGAGGCTGAAGCAAAAGAGCAAGCCAGAATAGCAGAAGAAAAAAGAATCAAGGACGAAGAAGAGCGTAGAGCAAAGGATAAAGCTCACCGGAAAGAAGTAAATAACAAAATACTTGCTGACCTTATCAAGGTTGGTGCATCAGAAGATGTTGCTAAAAATATCATAACAGCCATCGTAAAAGGCGAAGTATTCGCAACAAAAATAACCTACTAATAAAACCAACATAAGGAACCACCCATGATTTACGCAATCGCGGGAGGCGCTCGCATGGGTGCCTTCCAACTAAATGAATCTTTACTTGAACGAATCACCCGTAAATTACGTGACGGATGGAAAAGAGTTGAGGTCTTATTATGCGCAATGAAATAGCCATCAATCACCAGATACTTCGTGCTGCACAAAACAAAGCAGTAATAGCCAGATTTATTGGTGATTCCAAAATGTGGCTTGAAGCAAATAAAGCGATGAAATCAGCTATCAACCTTCCATGGTATCGCAGGAAATGAGTTTTACAGATAACTGGTCAGACGAAGAATTCATTCGTCAGATGAAAGAATTAATCGGTAACGAAGGAGATATTCATGTCACTTGCAACCACAGTGAAGGAGAGCAAGTTACAGAGGCGCATGTACACGCAGCAGGCGTTAATGTATCGCCAGAAGGGAGATCGTGAAGGTGTTCGCGTATTTTTGAATGCGGCAAAGACTGAAGTATTAAATCAGCGTTATTTCCTTGGGCCATGTCCATTCTGAGGTGAATTATGGATTTGAACAAATTCGATGAGCCATTCAGCCCTGAAGATATCGAATGGCGAATACAGCAAAGCGGTAAAACACGCGATGGCAAGGTGTGGGCTATGGTGCTGGCTTATGTCACGAACCGGGCAATCATGAAGCGCCTGGACGATGTTTGCGGCAAAGCAGGATGGCGCAATGAATACCGCGATATTCCCAACAACGGCGGAGTTGAATGCGGCATATCAATCAAGATTGATTCCGAATGGGTAACCAAATGGGATGCTGCTGAAAACACGCAGGTAGAAGCCGTCAAAGGTGGTCGTTCCGGTGCAATGAAGCGCGCTGCCGTTCAGTGGGGAATCGGTCGGTATCTGTATAACCTTGAGGAAGGTTTCGCACAAACATCTCTCGATAAAAAGCAGGGGTGGCACAGGGCAAAACTGAAGGATGGAACAGGGTTTTACTGGCTCCCTCCAACGCTGCCCGGCTGGGCAATCCCAGCATCAGATAACAAACCATCACCAGAAAATACCAACCAGAAATCTCCATCGGTTGACTGCGAACAAATCCTGAAAGACTTCAGCGATTATGCATCGAAAGAAACTGATAAGAAAAAACTCATCGAGCGTTATCAGCGTGACTGGCAATTAATGGCTGGAAACGAGGAGGCGCAGGCTAAATGCGTTCAGGTAATGAACATCAGAGTTAACGAGCTAAAACAGGCGGCATAAATGGCAAGCAGAGGCGTAAATAAGGTGATCATTATTGGTCGCCTTGGGCATGATCCAGAAATCAGATATTCACCATCAGGAACGGCATTTGCAAACCTTACAGTTGCTACGTCAGAACAATGGCGTGATAAGCAAACTGGAGAGCAAAAGGAGCAGACGGAGTGGCACCGCGTGGTAATGAGCGGGAAACTGGCAGAAATTGCCAGCGAATATCTGCGAAAAGGCTCTGAGGTTTATCTTGAAGGCAAATTGCGGACAAGAAAATGGCAGGATCAAAGCGGACAGGATCGGTTCACTACTGAAGTCATCGTGGGCGTTGGTGGAACTATGCAAATGATTGGTGGCAAGCAAGGAGGCAATGAACAGTCTTCACCTCAGCGAAATAACGGTCAGCAACAAAGACAGCAATCTCAGCAGCATGGGAATCACAGCGAACCACCTATGAACTTCGACGATTCGGATATTCCGTTCTAGGAGATGAATATGAAAATCTGCTCAAGATGCCATCAACAGAAGGAAGAAAGGGACTTTCAAATCAGAAGAGCATCCAGAGATGGATTAACTGCCGCTTGCCGGGCTTGCCTGGCTGAATACGACAAAGAACGCGCTGGATTGCCACATCGAGTATCAGCAAGGAGAGAATATCAATCATCGGAACGCGGAAGAGAACGGTGTAACGCAGCCAAAAAGCGGTTCATTCAGAGCAACCCATGGAAAAGAAAAGCCCACATCATTGTGGGTAATTTTTTGCGCGACGGTAAGCTAATCCGACCACCACAATGTGAGTGCTGCGGATCAGAATGTAAACCACAGGCGCACCACTGCGACTACAGCAAACCAACCGATGTGATGTGGCTCTGCAAGTCATGTCATGTCGAGTGGCACAAACATAACAAACCTATCTACCCAGACGAGGAACCAGTAACTCTCCCCTTCCCTCGTCACGCTATTCACGCAATTTAATCAGGAGAAAATCATGCCAGCGCCTCTGTATGGTGCGGATGACCCGCGCCGCTGTTCCGGCAATTCCGTATCGGAGGTGCTGGATAAATTCAGAAAAAACTACGACCTGATAATGTCGCTACCGCAGGAAACGAAAGAGGAAAAGGAATTTCGCCATTGTATATGGCTTGCAGAGAAAGAAGAACGCGAGCGAATTTACCAGACATCAATCCGACCATTCCGCAAAGCCACATATACCCACTTCCCTGAAATTGACCCGCGCCTGCGTAATTACCGCTCACGCTATGGCGCTATCAGTAATGACTGAGGAATTTACCATGAGAGGACTTGCATACAATCCAGGAATTCTTCCGGCAGAAATGATTATTCGCCAACGCGTAAGGCCAATGCCATCGAGAGAGGAATTGCTTAAGAGAAATAGTTTCGGTTCTGTTAACGACAACAAATATCTGAATGCGATGTGGCGCAAAGGAGGCAACCAGTGAGCAAGATTGACTATCAGGTACTGCGTGAGGCAGCAGTAGCAATTGAAACAGTAGCAACGCCTCAAAAATTGCTGGCATTTCGTATGAAAGTCACACCTCAGGTTGTGCTGGCATTGTTGGATGAACGGGAAAGAAACCAGCAATACATCAAACGCCGCGACCAGGAGAACGAGGATATTGCGCTTACGGTTGGGAGGCTGCGCGTTGAGCTGGAAGGCAAAGACAGCAAAATAGCCAATCTTACCGCCGAACGCGATGCTCTTCGCGAAGGTGAGATAGGCGACGCCAGGCATAGCAACACACGGGCCGCAGCTGATATCTACTTCCAACTGGTCGAGGAGTGCGAAATTCCTGCTGGCGGATCTCTGGTCGAGTACGTTGACGATATGCGCGAGAAGCTGGAAGCCGCAGAGAAGCGCATTGCAGAACTGGAAGCACGGGAAATAAAACCAGCCAAAGGCGAAGTTCTTGTCGTTGTCTCTGGTTTTACTGGTTGCGGGAAAAGCGCCATTGCCGGGGAAATAGAAATTGCGATGAAAGCTATTGGTGTGCCGGTTCAATGGACTAATGGCGATGCAGAAAAGCATATGACCGGCGCTGACTGGCTGACAGCGATTGAGATGTACAAACCAACTGTGCGCATCGTGGAAGTTAATGTGCCACGCGCCGCTGGCATTCGCATCAAAGGAGAGTGATATGGCTATTGCCGCAAGTTACACCATGCATCTCTATTGTGACTGCCGCCAGTGTACGGAAGGTGTATATCCAGTGCCAGACTTCGGTGAGTATATCGGTACGTCATGGTCTGGTTGTGCAAAAGAGGCGCGCAAGGATGGCTGGCGAATAAGCAAAGACAAAACGCGTGCTTTTGCGCCCGGGCATAAAGTTTTGAGGATTAACAAATGACCACTATTACCAAAGAGCGACTGCTGACAATCAAGCAGTGGCGCGAAACATACGGACCTGGTAGCAACGTTGTACTGCCAGCAGAAGAAGCGGAAGAACTGGCACGGATTGCTCTGGCAGCGCTGGAAGCTGAACCTGTTCTGTATCAGTCCTGCACTCGCCCCACTTGGAATAGCGGTGTTCCGTGGACGGAATGGAAAGAACGTAGTCGTGAGGGCTACGAAAACGATTTGCGCTTTACAGACACGCCTGACCATGCCGGTTGGATAAACAAATGCCGAAAACTATATACCACTCCGCCAGTTCCTGTAATACAGGCTGATGTCGCGCAGGCAATTGAAAAACTCAAACGGAAATTAGTGGAATGCAATCGCTATAACTACTGCGCAGATGCAGTTAAGGGCGTTGAGTATGCCTGCCACGCTGCCATGCTTCAGGGTAGCCAACCTGTAAGCCAAACTTACAAGTTTCCAGTTAATACACCTTGCCAGGATGCGCCAGCCCATATCTGGCTGCAAACAGCTGGAGTATGGCCAGAAGATGGCGAGTTAAGCGAATTAACGTGGTGCAGCCACAATCAGCACCATGATGACACGCTATATGTTCGAGCTGACCTTGTGAATGGCAACTATCCGGTAACTCCGGATGGTTGGATAAGCTGTAGTGAGCGAATGCCTGTAATTGGCGAGCTAAATTGGAGAACTAGTTTTCCTTTGCTGATTACGTGTGAGATCGGCGTTATACCTGCTTATTACGGCTTTGTAAGCATTAATGGTGAAAGACATTATGGCTTTATGGAGAGCTTTAAATACGGAGATGAGCACGGCAACCACCCTCAAACTAATGAATATGGTCTGATTAGCAATGTAACCCACTGGATGCCGCTGCCAGAACCGCCGGAGCAGGATGGTGAATGATGCCGCCAGTTAAAGTTGTGATTATCACTTTGGTGATGATAGTGATTGCGAGAATCATGTCTGGTGAAATTGGGTGGATATGGTAATGGCTAAGGCAGCAGCAGAGCGCAACTAACAATCCTCGCACTAGCGGGGATTTCTTTTATATGGGGATAATATGACCATCCACTTTCACGGCAGCCCAATATGGGGGGATGAGCATGCCCCTACAGATATGCTGATTAAAGCCCTTTACCGTGATGGTGGGGCTTTTGTTTCATTTGCCAGACCAGAGCAGATGAAAAAGATTGCCATGTTCCCTTGTGATATACGCCTTGATAACGGCGCTTTTAGCGACTGGATGAAAGCATTAAAGAAAGGCACTCCGGTAGAGTGGAGTAAGAGGCGAGCAAAATTCTACGACTTTGTTGGGAAGTGGTTCAGCAGAATTGAATGGTTTCTTATACCTGACGTTATCGAAGGGACAGAGGCAGAAAACGACGAGCAGATTGAGTTGGTTCCTGATTGGCTAAAATCAAAAGCGGTTCCGGTCTGGCATACCGACGAATCAATTGAACGTCTTTTACGCCTTTCTGGCAAATTTGAATGGGTGGCGATTGGATGCTGCGGCCCACACAGGCACATACGCTCTAAATGGTGGGAACAGAGAATGGATGAAGTTTTCACTGAGCTTTATATCAATCGTAATTTGAAAGTGAAAATTCATGGTCTTCGAATGCTCGACGTGAGAGTTCTTGGTATGTATCCGTTCGCCAGTGCGGATTCTACTAATGTTGCTGTTAACGTACCGAAGACAGAGAAGCGATTTCCTGAGATTACTGACAAACTGGCACGTACAGCTGTACTTCGCGCTGCTATTGAAAAGGTGCACCCGCCATCGATATCAGCATGGGTAGACAGAAAGATGAGAGAGCCGGCGCAAGCCGGTTTTTTATTTGAATTCACCGACGCCGCTTAATGCGGATTTCTTTTATCTGAACTCGCTACGGCGAGTTTTGTTTTATGGAGATGATAAATGCACTTCCGAGTCACAGGTGAATGGAATGGAGAGCCATTCAACAGAGTTATCGAAGCAGAGAACATCAACGACTGCTATGACCACTGGATGATATGGGCGCAGATAGCACATGCAGAAGTAACCAATATTCGAATTGAAGAACTGAAAGAACACCAAGCCGCCTGATGGCGGTTTTTTCTTGCCTGATTTACAGGTTCGATTCCCTATTCGGAGATAGCACTCATGCAACACGAACTACAGCCTGATTCACTGGTTGATTTGAAATTCATCATGGCCGATACTGGCTTCGGTAAGACCTTCATCTATGACCGGATTAAGTCCGGCGACCTGCCTAAAGCCAAAGTTATCCACGGGCGAGCAAGATGGTTATATCGTGATCATTGTGAATTCAAAAATAAGCTCTTAAGCCGCGCCAATGGGTAAAATAGCGGGTAAAATATTTCTCACATCTAAAAAACACCATTCCAATCAATCCCCTGCCGCGTCAAGTAGATGTCTGCAGGGGACACCAT